CAACTTACTGATAACGCAAAATTTGCGTTGGAGCGAGTGATTGAAGAATTGAAAGCGAGGTAGATACGAAGGCGAAACAAACTAAATAAGTTAATCACGCACTGCACAGCGAGATTATATATATCTCATTTTATACCTATACCTACTTTTCTGAATATTACCCTCATCTCAGACAGGTGCAGATGTCTGAGATGATTTTAATATTTAAACGAGGAGAATAGTCATGAGAGAATATTTATTCAGGGGCAAGACGATAGCTAACGGTAAGTGGGCAGAGGGCACTTTGCTTGTGACTAAACAAGGTTGCTGTATAACACCCGATGCAACGGTGTATGTTGCGGTAGATTCCGAAACGGTCGGTCAGTACACTGGCTACAAAGATAAGAACGGTAAGAAAATTTTTGAAGGGGATATTCTGGCGTTTGATAATACGGACGGCGAACTTACTAATTATGAAATACTTTGGTTTAAGAACAAATGGGTAGTACGAGAGAACAATTATAACGAAGTTGATGATTTAGATTTGTTTTTTTGCGAACGCTCAACCGTTATCGGCAATATCTACGATAATCTTGAACTTTTAGGAGATGAAAATAATGGCAAAAAAAGAGGAAGATAATACAGAGTACATTACTCAAGCTACTCGTCATTCTATGCTTGTATCATTGAGCCGTGAAATCAATGTGATTTCAGACGAAAACGCAGTTTTATACGACACAATAATCAAATTGTGCCAAAAGTTCTTTCCTGAAAAAAACAACCAAAAATTTTGCGCTCAATGTAAGATTATGGAGAAAGGAGCTTATGCACCTAATCCTATTGATGATCCAACCACACCCTACATAGAATCTCACATACTTAAATTAGAAATGCTTGCAACCGGAAATATGGAGCTAAAAGACCAAATTGTTAAAATGTGCCGGCTGTTACTTGAGGAGAAAGACAATGACAAAGGCAATGACAGAAGTAAAACTTAAACCTTGCCCGTTCTGAGGTAGCGAAGATTTTGTACTGGGGTTTCATGAAGGACATAACGAAATGAGAGTCAAATGTAAAAGATGCAAGACTTTGTTTACAATATTTGACACTCCCGAAAATGCCCCGAAACTATGGAACAGAAGAACATATTGCTATCAAGCCGAAAGAGCCGTACAGGATATGACTGCCGAAAAAGCAATTGAAGTGTTAAATGAAATCGGCGAAGAAACAAAAATTGAAGATACGCTGAAAAATTTGAGCAATTCCAATACATTTACCGCTCTTAAACTTGCCGTCCATGCTCTTGAAAAGCAAGTGAAAGCGATATGATTTTGAAAAAACAAGAAAGGATGACCTGCTGATGAAGCAGTATGAAGCTGACCAACAGCGGAAGTTATTTCAGTGGACGACCTTCATCCGGGCAAAGTATCCTGAAATTGATTTGATGTTCCACATTCCGAACGGTGGGAGCAGAAATAAGCTCGAAGCGGCCAACCTTAAAAAGCAAGGGGTAAAGGCAGGTGTACCTGATTTGTTTTTACCGATCAGCCGTGGAGGTTATCATGGTCTGTTCATCGAATTAAAATACGGTAAGAATAAGCCGACTGAAAAACAAACCGAATGGCTTAAAAGCCTTAATGAACAAGGTTACGCTGTCGCTGTATGTTATGGTTGCGACGAGGCAAGCGAAAAAATATTAAAGTATTTGAAATTAGGTGAAATAAATGAGTGAAGGAAAAAAGAAACGAGGTCGCAAGAAGAAACTCGACCGAATAGACAGGATGTGTCTTTACTGTGCCGATTACAACGCAAAGCACGGCACAAGTTACAGCTACGGCCAGTTTGTTGCGCAGATAGCCGCAGGAAAAATTAAAAGACTTGGGTTATACGACTACGAAGGAGGTCTTGCCAAATGAGTGAAAATGAAAAACCGGTTGCAGCGGAAATGCAGGACAAGCCGGCAGCGGCAGAGACATTGACCTGCCGCTCTTGTAAGGAATGCCGAGGGTACAAGTTTTGCGCAAGCAGAAGCAGGGATTATCCTTGCAGCTGTTTTATTAAAAATGAAAGGTGACTATACATATGAGGAGAGCAGATAAAGAATTTTTAAACGCTCAGATTGAAAACTTAAAAGAATCCGCACACGAGCGTTTTGCGACGGTACTTATGCAGGTTGATTATCTTCAGCTTAAATTACTCAATGCTGAAAGAGGCTGCAAAAAGCTCAGGGAAGAAAACAGAAGATTAAGAGCAGAAAATCAGATGCTCGAGGACAACATCGGAAATCTTTTGTGTACAAGAGAGGAAGAAATGAAGTACAACAGAGTGCTGAATGAAAACATCACAAAGCTGGCTGAGGTCAACGCTCTTATGGCAGGTAAGCTCTCGGTGTATGAGCCTATTAAGAAGGCTGAATCTCAGCCCGATGAGACGGCTGACACGGTAAGAGAGTCAGATCCGGCAGAAAAATAATCAAGGCAACTCCCTTGCTACATGCGAAATCCAATTTTAAAATCAAGAAATCAAACAAAATTCACAGTTTTCATATTCAAAAACTAAAATCAAAAAACAATGACTTCTTTTTTTAATTTTAGCTGTTACAAAAAAAGCCGAGGCAACGGCTCAACATATTGCAATAAAATAAGAACACACAATTGCAGTGGCAAGGTTTGCAAAAGCAGTAGCTCAAGGGGTCAGGTTGGGCTACTGCTTAGTTATATCTATCAGCATCAATATTCTAAAACAGAATAATAATCAGTCATAATTGAGGGAGCTGAAATGCTCCTTTCCTATCCTGCTCAAATGATTATTTAAGCACGGAAAACAGGAAAAATATACTATAATAAAAGGTTATGCTATGTACACTTATAAGAGAACAATAAAAAGCGGAGATATGATTGAGGTTGAGTATTACCAGTCAATCAGAAAAATCGGAAAAAACTATGGCGGACGAAAATCAAATAATTCTTTAAGCTCGGCCAAGATGAAAAAGGCAAACAAGCTCCGTGCGGTTAAGCATATGCAGAGGCTCATAAATGCAAACTTTTGGAGCGGTGATTTCTTCTGTCGTTTTTCTGCGCCATACGGAACATATGAAACAGAAGAAGAGTTCCGCAAAGAGGTAGGTAAATGGCTTGACCGAATCAATTACCGTCTGAAAAAGCAGGGCAAAGGCAGGCTAAAGTACATAGCGTTTATTGAATGCGGTAAGTCGGGTAAGAACTGGCATATCCACATCATAGTCAGCAAAGAGGACAGGGAACTGTTATCAGAACAATGGCCATATGAAAACGGTCAAAACTTTACTCCGCTATATAAGAACGAGAATTTCAAAAAGTTAGCTGAGTACATAACAAAAGATTTGACCGGTAAAGAAGATGTTGATGCCGCACAAAAGCGGATGATGACAAGTCGCAATCTTAAAAAGCCTGAATCGGTTACAAGAAAGGCAAAAAGAAAAGAAATCAGAGCGCTTGAGCGTGGCGAAATGATTGAAGCGCCCGAGGGACATTATCTCATTGAGGACGATTACTCAATGAACTACTCGGATATCGGCGGTGCAAAATGGTATTTTTGTTTTCTGCCGATTACGCAGAGGCGAAAATGGTAAATAATGGAAAATTCAGACCGTGCGATGTACGGTCTTTTGTGGTTGCACAAAAATGAAGTATGCAGCGGAATAGATACAAAATCAAAGGAGAGGTAAAATTGAAAGAAAACAAAGCCAAATGTCCGTTTTATTCTTACGATAGCCAAAGCAAGATCTGCTGTTTCGGGGCGGTTTTTAAAAGTAAGAGCACAACGCTGTTTTTTGATTCACCACAAGACAAGGAAAATCACTTCAACGATTTTTGCGGAAGCTACTGCTGGAAGGGCTGTCCGCTTGCTCAGACGATCATAAAAAATGAGTAAATAAAAACCCTCATCCGCCGTAAAAAGTGGATGAGGATTTTTATTATTTGTTATTGTTTTCTTTCGCAATCCTTTCTAGCTCACGGATTACAAGTTTTTCGACATAGGCTGGAGGCTTTCTCGTGCCGGTTTCCCAATCACCGATGGTTCGTTTGGGGATTTCGAGAATCTCGCTCATTCTCTGTTGAGTTAATCCGGCATTGAGCCTTGCCTCTTTAATTCTTGTCAATCTTATCAACCCCTTTCAGATAGCCGTCAATCCAAATGACCTTGCCGGTCTGATAACGGCGGAAGTGCCCTCGAACCTGAAACACACCTTCAGGGCTTCGATGATGACCGACCGATGCAGCGTATAGTTGATTTTGAAAAGGTCTGAATACGATTGTTTTATTACCTCTTTGATTTGTTCCGACAGCGGAAAACTCTCGTTTATCTCGGTCAAGAAAATTTCCATACCACAGAAAAGCGTTTGTGTGAACATACGAAGTTATCAAGATCATCATTAGATTAAGCTGTTCTTGGCTCATTTCAGCTTCTTCTGCAAGTTTATAATGAATTTGAAAATCGTTCGGCTCTTCTGGAGTAGGGAAGAACTCGCCTTTCGTAAGCAGTTTTTTGTTGATTTTCAAAGAAAATTTTCTTTCGAGTCCTTTTGATTCGACATACAGGACGTATTCAGGATTATCTTTTTTTCGTATTTCGCATTTTTTGAAAAATGGTTCGGCTAAGGAACATTTCAATCTGTCTTTTTCAGCCCATTCTCTAAGATAAGAGTATGCTGATTCTTCGATGAATATGGTATTCAAGAGATGATTTCAGCTCCTTTGACATCGTGAAAAGTTACATTCGGATTTTCTGTTCCTAATGTATATTCATCACTTTCATCGTCTTTATATATCACTTCGGCAAGACCGATACATGAATTATATTCACGATAAGTGTTGACTACCTCATATGTGCCGTTATAATCATTAATCCATGTTCCCTTTTTAAGATTCTTGAAATCGGTAAATGTTCTGATTTTCATAATGGTTTCTCCTTTTTGCTGTTTCTTAGAAAACAAGAATTTTATTTATTGTGTTTGTCATACCAAGCGGATGTGTTGGTCAGATAAAGCACAAAATCTTCATCTTTATAGAAGTCCGATAAAGTATCTTCATATTCTTTGTCATTGCACCAATAAATTCTCCAGTACACACATTCTGGAAAATCCTCAGAAAATTTATTTGGACAATCTTCATATGACCAATAAAAATTACAGGAATTTAATTCGTATGCTAAGGCAAAATATCCAGAACCGTCTTGCAATGTATAGGTTCCTTCGTCACAACAATAACTGTTATTATATAACTCATATGTAGGTCGCTCATAAGAAACCTTAACACTGCTCATAACATTCAGCATAGCTTTATATGTTGATATCACTTCAATTATGTTTTGTGCTACACATTTATCCGTACATAACTGATACGGACTGTGTGTTGAAACAATAACATCATTAGCTCTAAGTCTAACATACAAATGTTCGTTATCTTCTTTAACGATTTTTTCAAGTGCTTCATTGAAAAATTTATTCCGCCACATTTTATCAGTTGCCGCTTTATAGTAGTTGATGATGTAATAATCAACAAACTGCATTGAGGCAATATCTTTAACGGCAATGATTTCAGAGTTTGGCAATACATCAAAATTAGGATTACAAATCAATCCGCTATCATCAAGTTGCAGCCGTATTGCCTCATAATTTTTGTCATATTCAACCGTCATTTTAAATTCCACCTTTCTTGATCTTGATTATATTATATCACGCAATGCGTGATATGTCAAGTGTTTTTTTCAAAAAACATTTATTAATTTTTTAAATACATAATATGCAAAAATTTTAAATCAATTCAAAAATTTTATTTTCGTCACGGTTTTGCCTTTTGGTGAAACCGTGTTTTTGCATACCAATATTAGGCCCTGAAAAAAGTATGAAAAATCATTGAAAAAGTTTTAACTTTTATGCGAACAGAAAAAAACATAAAATTAACATAGAGATTTGGCACAAAAAGGGCGGTGAGCTGATGAGCAATAAATTAAAATCACAGGCACAAAAAGCAGAATCAAAAACGAGGAAGAAGAAAACCGATGAACCGGAATTGATTGACTGGGCAACGGTCAAGGCTGAATATGTGAGCGGAACAATGTCAGCCGCCAAGCTCGCCGACAGCTACGGGATAAGCGTGTCATCAATCAGCAAGAAGTGCGCATCTGAGCATTGGCAGGAGCTGAGAAAGCAGAATCAGAGTGAAACCGCAAATAAGATAGCGAAGAAAATCAACACAGAGAAAGTGAAGAAAACCGTCAGAGAGATTGACAGGGTTGTGGCCGTTGCCTCAAAACTCATCACAAAGCTGAACAGAGCCGTTAATGAGCTTGACAAGGACGAGGAGCTTATCAAAAAGAAAGTAACGGTTAAAGCCGAAAAAAGCGAAGATGAGAAAACCGCAACAGCGGAAGAGGAATACAGCTACGATTATGCAAAGCGAAAAACACTTGTAAACACAAAGCGTGCAGCGGAAATTTCAAAGAGTCTGCTCAATGTTCGTGATATCCTCGCAGATTATACAACGGAACAGGACGAAGAGAACGCTCTCGGCATTATCGAAATCCCGATGCAGGAAGTTATGCAACCGCCCGAAGATGATGAGCAGGACGGTGAAAGCGTTGAGTAAGAAGGTCATATGGACTCCTCAGCCTAAGCAGAAAATAGCGTTGAGCCGTGGCGAAGATGAGATGTTATACGGCGGTGCGGCAGGCGGAGGCAAGACCGATTATCTTGTAGTCGAGGCGGCAAGACAGGTAAATATCCCCGAGTACAGAGGGCTGATACTGCGAAGAGCTGTTCCTGACCTCGCACGAATTATTGACCAAACAAGGGCGATTTATCCGTCAATAGACAGGGGAGCAAGGTACAACGCAACAACAAGAGTGTGGACCTTTTCAAGTGACGCACAAATTAAGCTCGGTTCTTTATTCCGCACGAATGAAAAATATAAATACCAAGGGCAGCAGTACGATTTTATCGGATTTGACGAATTAACGCAGTTTACTTTTGACGAGTACAGTTATTTAAAGTCCCGAAATCGTGGTAACTGTAAGGCTACGAAGGTGTATATGCGTTCAACCGCTAACCCCGGCGGTGTTGGCCACGGCTGGGTTAAGCAGTATTTTGTGACTGCCGGCACACCGGGCGAAACTATATGGCTCAGCGACAAAGTAATTATGCCTGACGGCAGTACCAAAAACTATTGGAGCAGTAAAGTCTTTATCACGGCAAGCGTGTTTGACAACAACGCTCTGATGAATAACGACCCCGATTATGTAAAGCGACTGGCACAGCTGCCCGAAGCGGAGCGGAATGCCCTGCTCTACGGCTCGTGGGATAGTTTTGAAGGACAGGTTTTTATTGAGTGGATTGACAATAGAGAGCATTACAAGGACAGACGGTGGACTCATGTTATTGAGCCGTTCAAAATTCCGCAAAGTTGGCGAATTATCAGATCATACGACTGGGGCTATACAAGACCGTTTTCAGTCGGTTGGACTGCCGTTGACCAAGACGGCAGATTTTACCGAATCAGAGAATTATACGGCTGCAAGAAGAATCAGCCGAATACAGGTGTACGCTGGCCGATCGAAAAGGTGGCACAAGAAATTCTTGCAATTGAAAACAATGACCCTCAGATTAAGGGCAGACAGATATACGGTGTCGCTGATCCGGCTATATTCGCAGAACAGGGTAGCGGCAAAAGTCAAGCCGCAACACATGCACAGTTGGGTGTTTTTTGGAACAAGGGCGACAACGCAAGACTTGCCGGAAAAATGCAGTTTCATTCACGGCTCGCGTTTGATGAAGAAGGCTATCCGATGTTCCAGTGTTTCAACACTTGCACTAACTTCATCAGAACAATTCCGAACCTTGTTTATTCTCAGATAGACACCGAAGATATTGACACTGAGGGCGAAGATCATATTTATGACGAACAGCGATACGGCTTTATGACCTCAATAATTACACCAAAAGAGGTTGTACTCCGTAACGCAAGGGCATTTGATCCGCTAAATATAAATCAGACACGATATTACAACAGATAGGAGATTACAAAATGAGCAAAGTTAAACGAGATGAAAACGGAGTGATTATGCCGGTTAAAAGCACATATCCAGCGCTGACCTCCGATAAATCAAAGCTGAGCAATGTTTACGGTACAGGTGATAAGACTGATGAAGAGCCGAAATCAACCGAACAGGCAGAAAAAGAGAACGAGAGCAGCGGCAAGCCTATCGGACTTGACGAAATACACGAGGCTATGCAGACCTTCCGCAAATATCAGAACAGCAAAAAGCAGTATGATGAAAGATTTAAGCAGGCTTTCAGAGAATATAACTTGCTTTACACAGAGGCGACTGCACCGCAGATTAAAACTGACGATAACGGCAGGCCTCGAAAGGTGCTTGTACCGAAACGCAAAGGTGCACAGGCCCTTAATGTAATCATGAACAAGCATGCTGACGCTATGGATAACTACCCCGAAATCATTTGTCTGCCTCGAGCACAGGACGACGAACAGGCGGCAAAGACACTCAACAGCGTTATTCCTTGCATACATAAGCGCAACGGATTTATAAAGACCTACTCTGATGAACAGCTTGATAAGTTCGTAGGCGGTTGCGGTTGCTATGCCGTGCTATGGGACAAGACCGCAGAAAACGGACTGGGTGATATTGCTATTAGCCGTGTCGATATTCTCAATCTCTTTTGGGAACCGCACATTGAGAATATACAGGACAGCTCCAATGTATTCTTTGCCCGATATTACGATGAAGAAGGAATCAGAAAGGTATATCCCGAACTTGAAAGCGTTTCGACTGCATCGCTCGGACTTGTGGAACACGAAACCTACGACAACAGTAATAAATCCAATGATAAAGTCATCTTACTTGACTGGTACTACAAAAAGAACGGCGAACTGCACCTCTGTAAATTCGTCGGTGAACACATTCTCTACTCATCTGAAAATGAGGGTAAGCCGATTTACAACCACGGTAAATATCCGTTTGTACTTGAACCGATGTTTCGCCTGCGGGATACTCCCGTGGGTTTCGGTTTTATGGATGTTGTGAGAGCACCGCAGAATCAGCTTGACGAGCTCAAACACGATATGCTTGTGAATATCAAAGTCAATTCACAGCCGAGAATTTACTCAAATACAGCTGTCGGAGTGAACAATGACGATATGACAGACCTTGACAAAACGGTAATTGAGGTCAACGGACAGTTACAGGGCAACATTGCCCCCGTCAAATCAAAGGAGCTTGCCTCAGGCGCATGGAGCTTGTACGACAGATTGTCGAATGAAATCAAAGAAACTTCTGCTACGAATGACGCAAGTAATGGAGCGAGTGCGGCAGGTGTTACAAGCGGTTCGGCAATTGCGGCATTGCAGGAAGCAGGCGGAAAGGTAAGCCGTGACTCAAACAAGCTGGCACAGGAAGCAATGACGGAGCTTGCACAACTTGAAATTGAACTGATGAGGCAGTTCTATAACTTGCCGAGAATTTTCAGAATCACGGGTGAAAACAATCAGACAACCTACGAGGAATTTGACAATACAGACCTCAGAAAACAGCCGTTGACCTATACGGACACAGACGGTCAGACGGTAAATTATACAGATGAGGACGGCAACATACTTGAACGACTGCCGATTTTCGACATTGATGTAAAGGCTCAAAAGGCAAGTCCGTTTGCTACAGCGGCACAAAACGAAATGATGATGAATCTGTTCCGGATGGGCGCATTCAATCCGCAGGCGGCTGATGCCACACTTGTAATGCTTGACGGCATGACCTTTGAGGGCAAAGAAAAACTGATTGAGAAAATCAAGCAGAATCAGACCTTGTCACAGGCTGTACAGGAACTTTCAAACAAGGTGCAGATGCTTGAGGCAATGAATGCAAGCAGAACAGCGGCAGATGTGCAGAATGCTATGCCGAGTGAAAACACACAGAACGCACAGCAGACACCGCCACAGACAGAAAGCGGGGCGGCAATGTGATTGAAATAACATTGATTGACTACGGAAATCTGATGTATTTTGAAAGCAAAGGACACGGCTCACATGATGTGTGTGTTGCCGTGAGTGCTTTATGCTCTGCATTTTTGCAGTATGTCAGAGAAATGCAGGACGAAAACAATGTGACGATAGTCAACGAAAAGTATGAGCAAGGTCACACGGAATCAGAGTTTTATATTGTCAGTTCAGATGCCGAAGTCCGACACGGTATTAAAGCACTATGGACGGGATTTGAACTCTACGCAAAAAATTATCCCGATGAAATAGAGCTTAACTATGATGACGGCAACCCGAAATAAAGTTTAAAATCAACAAGAGTTTTAACTTTTTTTGAAAAATTAAGGTTGATATAATTAAAATATAAGGTCGCAGTAGTGGGACTGCATAAAGACCTGACACCTCGGAAAGACGAGAGAGACACCGCGGATAGACGCGAGAAATGAGGTTCTTATGAACGACAAATTTTTAGATCTTATCGTAAATCTGCATGACGGCGACTCAGCAGGCGCAGCTGACGGCGGAGACGGAAACGGTGAGAACGGTGTTGCCACAAGCACCGAAAACAACATAAGCCGTGAAACAAGAGAGAGAGCAGAGAGAATCGGCATAGGTGACGACCTTATCGACGATTATAATAAGGCTTTCGGAAACAACGGCAATCAGAATCAGAACAACACAGAAGGCGAAAACAACAGCACAGACGGCGAAGAAAACTTAGAAGAAGAGTTTGAAAAGCTGATAAACGGTAAGTATAAAGATGCGTATCAGAACAGAGCGCAGTCTTTGGTGAAGGACAGACTGTCAACCAAAAACAAGCAGATTTCCGATATGCAGAAAAGAGAAAGCACCGGCAATCAGATTTTCGCTCTTATCGCAAACAAGTACAATGTACAGCCCGATGACCTCGACGGTCTCCTCAAAGCCGTAACAGAGGACAAGGATTTGTTTGCCGAAAAGGCTCTTGCCGCCGGAGTGACAACAGAAGAGGCACGCAACGACTTTTTCAATCAGCAGAAAACAAATGCACAGGAAGAAGAACTCGAAACCCTCCGAAGAGAAAAAGCCGCAAGAGAACTTGACACACATTTGAGAACAATTGCGGCTGAAACGCAGAAGGAATTTCCAAACTTCAACCTTGAAGAGGAATTTCAGAATCCGTCATTTCGCACAGCTCTTGACTTTATTGCTCAGCAGAAAAATGAACAGAACGAAAAGACAGGTCGTAATGATGAAATTTACGATTTGACAACTGCTTATAAAATGGCGCATTTTGATGAATTGCAGAAAGACCTTGTCAAGCGTTCAAGCTCTGCCGCCATAAGTGCGGCAGCACAGTCAATTCAGAGTGGTGCAAGACGACCAACCGAAAATGCGGTCAAGAAAAGCGGTACAACCACGCAGAGAAAGAGCGTGGAAGATATGTCTGACGCTGAATTTGATGCCTTTTATGAGAAAGTGAGACGAGGCGAGGCACACCTCTAATGCCTTGCCGAAAGGAAGGTACAGTATGAAAAGCAAGATTATTAAGCTTATTATCAACATTCACGATAATACGGTTGACGCAGGCGGTGTAAACAAGTCAAACGGCTATGTTTACAATGCTTACGGCAACACAACATCAACCTCAGGCAATGATTGGACTCCCGAAAAGGCTACATTTTATCACAAAGTATTCCTCAAAAACCTGACAGCGAAATGCGTTCACGGTCAGTTCGGTGAGCATGACACTATTCCTAAACAGTCGGGCAATATCTACAACAAGAGAGGTCTTTCACCGTATCCGACAGTAACAACACCGTTGCAGGAAGGTGTTACTCCCGTTGGTAATCAGATGAGCTTCTATTATGTTGAGATTGCCGTGAATCAGTACGGCGCATATACACCTATCACAGACTGGGCAAGTTTTTGCAGCCGTGATAATGTGATGACAAAGGACAGTGAGGAGCTTGCTTCACAGGCAGGACGCTCAATTGAAGAGATTGACCGTGAGGCTCTTAATGCCGGAACAAGCGTAATCTATGCACCGGCTGTAGGTTCTGACGGTGCGGTTACAGAGGTTGCAAGCCGTGCGGCAATTACGACAAACAGTAAGCTCACTGTTGACACCATTTTCAGAGCGCTGAACTATCTCGAATGTCAGAACGCTGAGCCTATCGGCGAGAACTATGTCGCTGTTGTACACCCGAATGTTAAGTACGACATTATCAGCAACAAGGATTTCATCAGCGTAGTTAAGTATGCTCACGCAGACAAGATTTTCAAAGGGGAAATCGGTACAATCGGTAATGTTAAGTTTGTACAGTCGAACTTTGCGAAAGTGTTCAAGGGTGCGGGCGCAAGCAAGATTGATGTGTATTCAACGCTTGTGTTCGGTAAAGATGCTTATGTTACTGTTGAGATTGAGGGCGAAGGCACTCAGACAATCGTTAAGGGCTTTGGCTCAGGCGGTACATCTGACCCACTCGACCAGAGAGCAACACAGGGCTGGAAAACAACTCACGGTGTAGGCATTATCGGTCAGACAAGAATGGTTCGTATCGAATCAGCCTCATCTCTCAACACAGTAGCACAGACAGCTTCTCCGGCTGTCGCATGATCGGGAGGTATAACCTATGGCAACAACAAAGAAAGCCGCAGAGACGGCAGAAAATACAGAAGTATCGGCAGCGGAAACTACTGCCGATACCGTAACAATTGAAAAATCTCAGCTTGATAAGCTCCTTGGAATGTATGATGAACTTCAGGAAATCAAGAAGAGTATGCCGATTGACCGCAAGGCGGAAAAAATCAAGCAGGACAAGGAACTTGCTAAAATGATTGAAAAGGCAAACAAGGAAAGTGAAGAACTTGTTGAGTACATCGCTCCAACAGGTTCTATGAAGTCAAACAAGAATATTGAGGTCAATATCAACGGTGTGCAGTACACAGTGCCGAGAGGTGTTAAAACAAACATTCCACGCAAGGTTGCGGAGATTATTGACAACTCAATTAAGCAGGCTGAATTTGCTCAGGGTGTGCAGGATAAGGCTGCCGAGATTGCCCAGCAGGCTATTGCCGAGGGCAGAATCTAATTCAATAACAAGGAATAAATTGTACTCCTTACAGAAAATTCGCAGAAGGGCGGGGGCGGTAGCTTCCGCCTTTTTGCGTTTTTGCGTACACAGACATTAGAGAGGTGATTTGATTATATGACACTTGACAAGGTAATTGAAAGAGTGAGGAATCTTAAAAGTGGATATGACGTGTCCGATGAGGACATTATAAGCTACATTAACGAGGCTGAGATGGAAATCATCAGCAATGTGATAAGTAATCGCAAAGGCGATAACGAGATTGTAGGCACATACGGTAACTATCAGATTGATACGGACCGTGACTTTGAACTGCTTGCACCTGCGCCATATGACAGGATGTACGAGGTTTATTGCGCTGCACAGATTGACAGGGACTACGAAGAGGCCGAGAGATATTCCGTTGATATGAGCGTATATAATCAGCTGAGGCAGGATTTTGGAGCGTTTTGGTTCAGAACACACCCGCAAAAGAAACGATATAATTTTCATATTGGTTAAGAGGTGACAATATGCTACCCGAATTAAATATACCGAGGAGAGATACAACAAGTATCAGTGTGTTCAGAGGACTTAACAGGAGTCCGAACACAGGCTTTTCAAGGATTTCAAGCTCATCAAGCAGTATTTACACAGAGTTCAAAGATTTAAAAAATATGACTTCTGATAAATACCCACAGCTTGCACCGAGAGCAAACCGTTCCCGAATTACTTCCGATGACAAAATCAAAATCATTTCAAATCTGTTGTCGGCTAACTCAGGTTTGATTTATATTGACTCTGACAAAAATCTGCATATCGGGGCAGAGGTTACAAAGATTGATGAGATTGATGCGGCCAAACAGCATCATATCGTTTTATACGGTAATAAGGTTGTAGTATTCCCCGAGAAATTCTCGGTCAATATTAGCAACAAAAAGGTGACTATGATTGACTGCCAAAACAAAGATTTGAGCACACAAATCGAAACAAAGAGCAATCTGCAACTTGATGCCTTGACATATGATTATGCATATTTGCTTTGTTCAATTACACGGTCACATTATGACGCAAGTACGAACAAGAATTATCGACCAAGCATAACTTTATATACCAGCAACGATTTAACAGACACCAAATATCAGTTGACAAGTAATAAAGACATGGTTGATATATTCAGCTTAAATGATATTAAGATAGGCACGGTAATTGAAAGTTATAACAACTTTTATTCTGTTATCGGAATTGAAAAGAAGGACAGCACATATAAAAAGAATAGGCTTTTGAAATTCAAAAAGTTGTCTCAGAAGTTTAGCTATACGACAATAAGAGCCAAAAACATTGGATTGCATATTGAAGCTGGAGATTTTGTTAAAATCAGCGGATTAACTAACTCTCTTGTCAGCACAGATGCCGAAAGCTACGCCGATAAGAGCTATATAGAAAACCTTAACGGGAAAACTTTCAAGGTTTATTACGTTTCAAAAAATGAGCTTGTAATCAAGTGCGAATTGGAATCAAGCGTGCCGTACACAGGTACAGTCACAGTTGAAAGAATCTCTCCCGATTTTGATGAGGGAAAAATCGTGGAAATGCAAAACCGATTGTGGTGTTGCTCCTCAGGCAAAAACGAAATTTATTGTTGTAAACAAGGCGATGAGCGCAACTGGCAGGCATACAGTGACGGAATCAGTACAGACAGCTGGGCTATGACCTGCGGAAAAGAAGGAAAGTTTACAGGTATTGCGACACGGGGCGACAGCGTTATTTTCTTCAAAGAAAATTACGCACTAAAAATCTACGGGACAAAACCGAGTAATTTTACCCTTGCAGAATACAATGTGCCGGGTGTTGAAATCGGAAGCGAAAAGAGCCTTGTCAACATTAACTCAACCTTGTTTTATCTTGGCCATAACGGTGTATATGCCTATCAGAGCGGTAGCCTGCCGGCTCTGATAAGCGAAGAATCTTTGTGGGGGCATACTTATAAGAACGCAGTCGGCGGCAGACACGGAAATAAATACTACATATCTGCCGAAAGAGATGACGGAGAACAAGAGCTGCTTGTGTACGATACTGACAAAGGTTTGTGGCACAAGGAAGATGACACTAAGATGATTGACTGCACCACATACAACGGTGTTCTGTATTGGCTTGATTATACAAAAGAAAACATTATGTGTCCGGATAAAGCGGACAATCTTCTTGTTGACAATGCGAAATATGAGTATCAACAGGAAGATTGCTTTGAGTGGTCTGCTGAAACAGGCGACCTTTATGACAGCGAATTTAATGTTAAGAATATCGGAAAAATCCGAATCGGCATAAAAGCCGAAAATGGAGCAAAGGTTAGCTTGTTTGTACAATACAAGGACAACGGTGAATGGCGGAAAGTCAGCGAAATGCTTTACAGCGAGAAAAAGCCGAGAGTATTCGCCGTAGCTTTACGCAGAGCGGAATATTTGAGACTTAAACTTGTAGGAACGGGACAGGTCGAAATATACGGAATTGATATTGAGCACAGTAGAGGAAGTGATAAGCGTGGCTACATTTAAACTTGATCCACCTCCATCAACCAATGACATAGGGGAGATGCGGAACTATCTAAACGATATGTACGAACAGCTGGCTTTCGTGCTTAGCAACATTGACAGTGACAACATAACAGATGATTTTCTATCCGCAATCGGACAAAAAGGAAGTGAAAAATAATGGCTTATACATACAAGGTTTATGGAACAGGCGATGTTGATAATGCGGTTAATAACTATAACCGTGTTGCCTCATCAGCTCCGACATATGCTGACAGCTACGACACAAGACAGGCTCGTCAGCAGGCTGACAACTACGCTAATTCCTACACAGATAAAATCAATAAGGGATATACGAGTAAGTACAAGGGTACAATTGAAGAGCTTGCCAATCAGTACCAAAAAAATAAATTTGACTGGACACCTGAAAATTCTTCTGAATATCAGCAGGCAAAAGAAAAATATACCCGTGAGGGCAAGGTTGCACAGGAGAATGTGCAGGGAAGTTATGCCGGCAATACGGGCGGTTACAGCAACACCTATTCACAGGCTGCAGGACAAAAGGCATTCGGCGAGTATATGGACGAGCTTGCAAATAAGGTACCGACACTTAAAAATGAAGCCTACAAGAGTTATCAGCAACAGCAGGAAGATACACTGAACAGAATCGGCGTATTGCAGAACCTTGATAACACGCAATATCAGCGTTATAGGGACAGCGTAACTGATGATTACGACTTTATGACATATTATGAAAACAAGTACGGCACAAGCAAAGGCCTTGATATGAGCAACTTTCAAAACGAACTGGCTCACTGGCAGACACAAATGGCAGCGGCACAGAGTAATCTTTCAGACATCAGAAGTCTTGCTGAGGCACAGTATGAACACAATACATTGAGTGCCGACACAAGGTCAAGTATTGACAGCCAGCGCAGACAGTCGGATGCCTATTATAACTACCTTAACAGTCAGCTGAAAATAAAGTGAGGTGAGAACATTGAGCGTGAACAGTGAAGAAAAGATTTATAATGACCTTATGAATGAAGTACCGAATCAGACGGTGAGCGGTGACACTAAGCAGAGTGCCACCGCTCTTGCGGGTGCAGAATCAGCAGCGGCAAATCAAACAGGCGATTACAAAAGCACTTACAGCGGTAAGTTAGATGACGCTATAAGCAACTATCTGACAGGCAGAGGATTTGAATATGATCCGATGCAGGATAAAGCATATCAGCAGTACCGCAAGGAATTTGCGCAGAATGCCGCTATGGCACGAGATACAAGCCGTAATACAGCTAATCAGCTTGCAGGCGGTTACAATCCTACCTATGCCGATACTGTCGCAAACGAGGTTTACAATGAGCGTATGGGCAATATAAGCGATGCAGAAAGTACATTTAGAGGACTTGCACAACAGGATTATCAAGCAAAACAGGAGAAAAACGCAAATGTGCTTAACCTCTATAACACGCTTGAGGGTACGGATTACAGCCGTAATCGTGACACGGTAGGAGACTACAAGAACTATCTTAATCTTCTTGCAAGCAGGTACTCAACTGACAGACAGTCAGATGTCAACCTTGACAGCGCTAACAATGATGTTTACTCCACCAAACTTAATGGAGCAGTAAATAATCTCTCATCAGCAAGAGCAGCAGACAGTCAACGCTATTTGTATGACACGGTAAGCGCAAATCAGCTTGCACAAAATGCACAGGCTGAAAGAGAAAACGCTCAGAAGATTGAATACGATAAAAATAAATCTGCTTATGACGCTTATGTTAAGGCTCAGACAGAGTTGGCAAAAGAACAGAAAGCTGCACAGGAGAAAGAGGATAACCGCAGATACAGAGCGGCATATGATAAGTTCGTAGATGCATATGACCTTAAAAATGCTAAGTATGAATACAAGGTCGGTCAGCTTGCACAGGGCTATTATAACGGCTATATCACGCTTGATGAAATGGATTATATTGCCGATAAGCTCAATGTTAGCACGGCTGACCTGACAAGCACGCTTGACAGGATGAGCAAAAACGGTGGAACGCTTAATGATGACCACTACGGCGGTCCGAACTCAATGAGTATCGGTAAAAACACTGATTATTTTCAAACGTCAACTTCAAGAGTTACTACGGACGAAAACGGAAAAACAAAATATTTATCGGAAAAAGAGTGGAACGAACTACCGATAAATAAGAAGAAAAAGTGAGGACTGTATATATGGCACAGCAAAGAAAAAGAACCGCAGGCGACGATTTAAGAGATTTTAAAGCCGGAAAGATCAGCGGAAACTTTTATCACAACGGTATTGACCGCTCGGATAATTATATTCAGCATACATCAGCACCGAGGTATATAACCGATGAAAACGGAAAAACACAGGTGGCTTCCTATAACGAATGGATTCAGCAGGAAGTATTTCAGCATCAACACGATTTACCAAACGACACAAGTTCGACATCATCAAATAATAAAACAGCGACAAATGATATTTCTGTAAAAAGCAGCAACAATACTTCTTCAAGTACGAGCTCGAATATAAAATCCTTTTTAAACGGAAATTGGAATAATGCAAACAGCTCCGCAGAGGATTTTAGAGCAGCAATTAAAAACCCGAACAAGTCTTTGAATGATAGAGTTAAAGGACTTACACACATGTATAATGCGGCGGTTGCAACAGGTGACACCAAAACAGCCGAGAAAATGCAGAAAGAATATGACGAGCTTGCCGACAGGGTTAATAAGCAGACGGAGATAAACCGACAGAACGCTGAAACCGCAGAAGCTGAAAACGCAAAACTTGCAGAACAGGCAAATAAAGAACAAAAGTATGCAGATAAATACAAAAACTCAACGCTTGAACAGAGGAAAAATGCACGCATACACGCAACAACAGAAGAGCTTGACTGGCTGAACAAGCATATGTATGATAATTCATCAAGTAAGGAGTTGGAAGAATACAAAAAAGAACTGAGCAAAGAATACGAAAATCTGTATGACAGAGGAACAACAGGTACAGACGAAAACAAAGAAGCAAGACGCAGGAATATTGAAGATGAACAGGATAAAATTGATACATACATCAATAGAGCTAAACTCTCTGAACAGAAGAAAAAAGAGTATGACGATATAGTTGATAAGAATGTTATACTCAAAACTGTAATGCAGAAGTACTATGCTTTACAACACTATGATGATACCAAGCATATGCTTGCAAGTACAGGACACGATACTGACAGCATTAAAAATCAGGTAACTCTTGATGATTACAACTATATCAATAAGCTCTCCGACAAAGAGCGTACACAGATTGAAAAGAATTTTAAGAATCTGAAAAAGGAAGGTTATGACACCGAATCATTATATAAGTGGTATGAAAGGGAAAGAGATGCAGCAAAAGCAGCGGAAACCACAAGGACGAGTACAGAGTATGCTGATGAGCATCATATACTCGGTTCAATTGCAAGTGTAGGAGCAAGGCTCGGTGGTGCTGTTCCCGATGCAATAAAATATATCTCAACCGACCTTGATAAGAAATATAACGGCGGTGACGGCTACATTAACCCCGAAGCAACCAATACCGCTATATCTGACGCTATGCGTGCAAAGGTATCTGAAAACATTAACAATGATTTCGGTTCATTCCTTTACAACACAGGAATGAGTATGGCTGACTTTGCCTCTTTGTTACCGCTTAATGCCGTTCCGGGCGGACAGGCTTTGTCACTCGGCATTATGGGCACAAGTGCCGGTGTCGGTTCGGCGAATGAAGTTATCAACAACGGCGGTACAATTGACAATGCGGTAAAGACCGGTATTGCATCAGGTATTGCCGAAACTCTTTTCGAAAAATTTTCGCTTGAACAGCTCTCGGCGTTTAGAGCCAGCGGGAAAAGCACATTTCGAGCTGCTGTCGGGAATGTGCTTAAAGGTGCATTTACTGAAGGCTCGGAAGAGGCTTTTACTGACCTTGCCAACAGGTTGACGGATGACGCAATTAACAAGGACCTATCTTCATACAACCTTGCAAAGAAAAATTATATTGATCAAGGAATGAGTGAGTCCGAGGCGGAGAATGCCGCGAGCTGGGACTTTTGGAAGAATGTCGGACTTGATTTTGCCGGCGGTGCAATATCGGGCGGTGTGCTTAACCTTGCTACCGCAGGTGTCAATCTTGCAGGTGCAAAAATTGATATGGCTCAAAATAAAGAGAGCAACGCACAAATCGGTAAAGCTGTTATGGCCGATGAAAACTTCGACCTTGATTTACTCATTAGGCAAGGACTTGCAACCGACAAAAACGAAAGAGCATACAACTATGCTGCAAAAATGCAGAAACTCATTGAAACCGATAACGAGGGAAAAATCAGTGCCGGAGATGTCGGCAACCTTATGTATCTTATCAACAGAGAGGTTGGCAAAAATCCCGAACTTGTAAACAAAATTGCTCAGGTTAAAAAGCAGAATACACAAGAGCAAGGCAATAAGACTGTTAATGTTCAGAACGAACAGAACCCTACACAGCAGAACACGGCTCAGAACGGACAGCAGAACGCAGAACAGGCACAGGCAAGCACTGCAATAAATGCAACAAAAAAAGCCGATACAGAGGATATCGGCAAAATGTACGGTGTATATGCTTTTGGCAAGAAGCACCCAAACGGCATTATCGCAACAGATACTTCAACGGGCAAGGTTGTCAAGGTTGCATTAAAGAGCCTTGAAAGCTCATCTAAAATCAATCGCAGTGACGACGAAAATACACTTGTATTCAATACCAATGACGGCAAGCAGGTTAATGCGGACAGCATAACATTCTCTGACAGTCAGCTTGATACGATTGTTCACAGCGCAAATGAATTTGATACATACGGCGCAAGGAATTATATTGCAAACTTTGAGGAGTGGAGAGAAAGTCCGCAGGCACAGAAAATGAGCAATGACGAAATGCTCTATAAATATAACAGCGCATATTCAGCCGCATACAGCTTTGGCCGAGAGGGCGTTAAACTTGATTCTTTAAAAGAAACTTCTGAATATAAAATCCTTAAAAATATACTCGGTGAACAGATTGTAAGTCAGGCATTGAGTACCGGCAGAAGAGATGTTGACATTAACACTCAACACCATGCCAACAGACTGACCGAGTTAATCAACCGCAACGGCAGAGCAGACACAAGCGGTGTTACCGTGTATGCAGACAGCGGAACGGAAGTTTCACACATTCCGCAGGAGCTTATAAGTGTTCTCGGCAACCTTGCAACAAAGACTGGCAGAAACATTATTATCTCGGACCGCCTTGCTGACGGAGTGAACGGTGTTGCAAGAGACGGCAACATTATCCTTAGTTCGGAAATCAGCAGTCAGAAAATCCTTGCCACAGCTTTACACGAAGCCGGACATATGATTAAGAAAACTAACCCGACCGAATGGAGAACATTGAGTGACTTTGTGTCAGACTATCTTGTACGCAAGGGTGTTGACCTTAACAAGATGATTGACCGCACAATTGAGAGATACGGCAACCGTTTGCAGGCCGATGAACACGAAAACACAAGAGATGCCGCACTTGAAGAAATGGTATGCGACACACTTATGAGCATTGCCTCAGATGAAAAGGCTCTCAATATTGCCCTCAGAACGAAGCAGAATAAATCAAAAATTGCAGCGGCAATTAAATCTTTGATTGCAAAAGTAAAGGATTGGCTTATCGACAAAAGCAAAAACTACGGAGCAAAAGCCTTTGCAAAAGACCTTGAAGCTCTTGAAAACCTCGCTCAAAGATTTTCAGAGGCGGCAGACACTGCAAGAGAAAACATTACCGAGCAGTCAGAGGTTCAGAACGGTGAGAAGATTGATGTTGAGAAATATTCAATGGGAAGTACCGACAACATAGTACAAGCGGAATTTGATGATAATGTCAACAGAAAAATCAACAAAATCACGCAAAGCAAACAATTTATCAGATGGTTCGGTGATTGGCAGAATAGCCCTGCAAAAGCAAGTAAAGTGGTAGATAACAACGGTGAGCCGCTTGTTTTGTACCACCAAACAGGAAAAGAGTTTACAACCTTTGATGCAAAACAAAAAGGTTCGGGAGAATTTGACAGCGAAATGCCGACGGGTATATTTATGAAACCAACAAACAACGATATCGGAGTTGGCGGAAATATTCAAATGCCGTTGTATGCCTCTATTAAAAATCCCCTCATTGTCAACAACAGAAGCGAACTTGTTAAATTTTACGATAAGAATGTACAGGGATATACGAAAGCTAAAAGTGCGATAGACAGCGTTAATGAGGAATACAAGGCTAAATTCAACGAGGAGATGAAAAGAGAAAACGAGGAATATCAAAAACTGTGGAATGCGAAAAAGAACGGTGAAATATCAGAAGAAGAGTACCAAAAATCCATATCAAGAGATGCACTTGATGAAATTATGGAAGAATGGGAAAATAAGGTTAATGAAGCAAGCCGTAACGCTAAAGCCTTGATAGATGATTATTTCAAAAACAGCAATTATGACGGTGTTATCGTTAATAATGATGTCGGCAGTTTTGGAAGAAGCACAAAAACATTCATAGCATTTGAAAATACTCAGGTTAAATCTGCAACAGACAATATCGGAACATTTGACGGTAACAGCCCTGATATTCGTTACAGTCTTGATGAGGAAGATAAAGACCTTGTGGCCACACACAATATAAGTTCACAGAACCTTATGAATCTTATCAATGATTTTGACGGAGCAGGAATGCCTGCACCAAGTATTGCAATTGAAAAATTCAATGAAGTACACGAAGATTACGGTGATGTTACTCTTTTATTTAACAAAGATACAATTGACCCCGAAGCAGACAGCAGAAACAAGGTTTATAGTAGAGATGCGTGGACAAGTATATATCCTGAAACAGAATATAAGTTAAATAACAAACTATTAAACAAACTCGCCGATAAACTTGGAACAGATGTTGGTATGCTGAAAGACAATATATTTGACAGAACAGGTGATATTGACGAAATAAAAGAAAAACTCGGCGGACTCAGAGGAACTAAAAACGCATTTATCAAAGAAATGGGAATAAAAGTTACACCCGAAAATGTCGAAAGAGAACCGTCATCAAAGCTGTTTTACAGGATTAAATTCAAAAAGTATATCAGACAAAACAACATCACATTTGATGACCTCGTTTATAATAAGAAGGTAAGAGATGACCTTTTGGCTACTGTGCTTAATGTTCCGTCAGTCCTTGAAGAAACGCAAAAAGATGCTGACGATTTTAACAAAATTCTTGATGATTGTAAAATTTCAAAAGATGCGTACAATAAGTACAAAGAGCAAATGGAGTACAATCTCAAGTATGCAAAAGGAAAAACGCAAAAAGTTAAAGGCAGTAATATCACGGATAATGATATTGATAAGGCAGTTGATGAGCACAGAAACGAATATAATACTTATGTTGACAGTCTTATAAATAAGGGATTACTTGAGGGTAAGTACATCATTGACAAAGATATTGATATTCATGACGAAAAGAAAAAATATAAGGCAACCTTGGAGTACAACCTCGTAAATGTCATTAAATCAATGGAAACAGGGGCAGGGTCAATTGGTGATTGGCTGAATAACGGAATAAGTTACGGTGACACTATTGGCACGCAGGAGTTTAGCAGTATTGGTGAAATTCACAATAACGAAAAAAATCTTAAGTTGTTAAGTGAAGAAGAACAAAAAGAATTTGACCAAAAACACACAGAGGCTTTAAAATCTGTAGTTGAGGAAATGACAGATGATGTTGACCGTTTTATTGATGCAAGTGACGATATTATTGACGCTTTTAAGCAAAGCAAGACGAAAAATGGTGTTTACAATTATCTCAAGCAGTATTATCCTGCACTGAAAAAGAGTACGGTTGACAAGCTCTTTAAATTAAGAGATGAAATTGCTAATATGCCCACAAGATACTTTGAAGCTAAGCCGCACAGAGCAGTAGGCTTTAATGAAGTTATGGCGGCGGTAATCCCAGCAGACGCAGATGAGAGTTTGAAAAAAGCTCTTAAAAGAATGAATATCCCTCTGTATGAGTATGCTGACGAAAGTCAGAGAGCAGATGCCGCCCGTAAAGCTATAAACACCGAATACACTGATAAAACAGGCGTTATCCACGATACTCTGAAATTTTCAATTGACGATGAATACGATGACTTATTTGATTTTAACGGCAATGACGAACAGCACATTGATTTTGACAAGGCAATTGACAAGAACAACCCTGAATTGACGATTGAGCAGATATATCATCATTCGGCACGCAATGTTAAAGAGGGTTTGCTTGCCGGCAAGGGCATTAAGCCTGAGCAGAAGAAAATCTATAACATGGTTAAGTCTGTAATGAGAAGCTACCACATTAATCCTAATGCTGAAACGGACTCGCTTGTTACCGAGTATGCGGACGCCTTGAATACATTCATTGATTCCGTACAGAATGATAAGTCAAGTTTTACTGATGCCTTTGAGAATTTTGTCTTGAAGTGTCGTGATACCCTTAGATACTCGACACAGCTGGACGAACAGCATGAAGCGTGGGCCAAAGAAATTCGTGACGAGTTAAAAGGCACAACTCTGCTTATCCCCGAGAACGCAATCGACACAATCAAAGAAAATTACGGCAGCGTTGGAAAATACAAAAAAGCCTTGTTTGGCAAAATCAATGTTAAATTAGAGCATAATGCAAAAGGCATTAACGGTAATGCAGTTGGTTCGTACATTGAAGATATTGGCTCTCACCTTGAAAATATCGGTGGCAGGTCGCTAATGATAGAGGACGGCTTTGACTGGGACAGCGACAGCGGCTATCGTATGCTTGACCATATTATGAATTATGTGTTAGCACCGCAGTATGTGGCAACATATGACGGTAAGTTTCAAAGCGAAAGCACGATTGATGCGGCGGCTATTCAAATGGCGTTTGACACTACAGCGGAATACCTCAAACAGCAGGGAAAAGCGGCAGTAATGCAGAATAATATTGACAAGCGAAAACTTAGAGATATTAACAAGGCATTGAGACAGGCCGAAAAAGCAAAAACTGCGCTGAATCAAAAAACTATTGAAAATTATAAAACTGACATTGCCGAACAGAAAGCCAAATACAACGAACAGCTTGACAAATACCGTCAGGCATATAATGCTCTGAAAGATACAAAATCAGAGCAAGCCAAAAGGTATCGTGATAAAATCCACCAGCTTGAAGAGCTAAGTAAAAACCAAAAAGCCATTATTAAGACCGTCAAAGATACCTTTAGGGCTCAATATACCGAAAAAAGAGAGCAAACAAAATATATGCAAATGCTCGGCAGAAAGTTTGACAAATTGGCTAAAAAGTTTGACGCCAAGTCAAAAAATACCGAGAATATCCCCGAGTCTCTCAAAAGACCTATACTTAATGTATTGATAGGATTTAAAGAATCTGCTGACCCAGATCGGAAGAG